CGGGTATATTTGCCATATTATTGTTTTTTAAATAAGTCTATTAAATCGTTTAAATAATCGTTTGCTAAATCAGTTCCATATACTACAGCAAATGAATTTGGATTAGCTCTATAATAATCCATAGTTTCATGTTTTGCTGATTGTAATAATGGGATTAGAGCATTTAGTTTTTTTTCTAATGTATCAAATCCTTCTAATCGGCTTGATATAAATTTTCTTTTATCAGGATCTGTAATATTAATTCCGTTTAAGAAATCTTCAGTATCTGTTGCTTCCCAAAGTTGTTTTACTTCAATACCTTTAGCTTTTTTATTTAATGCTTTTTGATTAACTAATTTGTATTTGAAGTCTTTAACATAAATATTATCTTTTACACCTTCAGGACCAGCAGCAGGACCAGGACCTAATGTAGCACCAGGACCTTCGTTTACTTTTTTATATCCAGCTTGAGTATAAGCTCCATAAGTTGATTTTCTTGGAGACGGACCTGTATGATTTTCACCTTCACCACCAGAAACAAATCCTGAATTAGAACTTATTGATGACATTTCACCTAATAAGTTTTTAATTTGAATGTATTGTTCTGGGTATTCGTTTCTAATGTGGGTTCTAAATTTGTTAAATACTCCTCTTAAATCTTGGGCAATCAAAGCAATTTTAGGATCAGCTTTACCATCACTTGTTTTAGACAAGTTAACCATTGCCTCTAATGCTTGGTTTAATTCTTTTAAAGCATCTCCAAAGTTACCTAATTTAATGATTGAATGGCCAATATTACCTGTTTCTTTATCAATAGAAGATGTTTTAAAATATGTGCTTAAATCATCAGAAAAGAAATCATTAGTCATATCCATTTCACCAAAACGCTTTTCAATTCGTTTGATGAAATCAGGATCTAAATCCTTAGGTTTAACTACGTTTTCTTTTAATTTGTATTTAAAGTTAGCCATTTGATTTAACAAGTTCTTCTAATAATGCATAATATTGTAACAAATTAACCAATTCATCATCTCCAACGTTTGATGTTTTACCCAATGGAGAAAGTAAATTAGCTACTTCATTTATCTTAATCTGAATTGCTTTATTAGTAACTTGTTCAGCTAATTTATTTAATTCTTCTTTAATTTCTCCAACTTTAGTATTGTAAAATTCTTTTAATTTTGGAGTTGAGTCAACCGAGTTGATAAATTCTTTTAAAACTAATTTTTGATTATCACCCAATGATTCATATTTACCATTGAATTTTTCTAATAATACTTTATACGTTAAAATACGTAAATCTTTATCGTATGACTGGAATTCAGAAATCAAATCGTTTTCTACTTTTTGTTTGTTAACTTGTTTAGTAGTTAAACTTTCTAAAATAGCAATTTTATTTGAAATGATCTGATCAGGATTGGAAAGATTTTCGCTGTTGTAAATTTCGATTAACGTATATAGAGCAGCATGTGTTTTATAATTAGGAAGTTGCGTTTTGAAAAACTCATCTAAATTATAATACTTAGAAATTTCTTTAATTAAGTTGTATTTTTGTCTTTTTAATGTACCTCTGTTTAGGTTTTTAGACGACTCGATAACTGAATTAATTACAACTTCTGCTTTACCTTCGGTTAAATTCTTGTGTTTGGAGAGAGTTTCATATAATTTGTATTCTCTACCTAATTCTGTTTTAACAAAGTATTGTTTTAGAATATTGGTTGCCTTTGAATCCTTGCCAGACAATGTATCAGCAGTGATTTGTCTAACAAGCAATTCAAATAGAATTCCAGTATTCTTATACTTAGAATGTTTAATATTCATTCCTATAGGTTTTATTATAAATATATAGAGATTCTTATTCCCTTATTTGACTTTCATCTAACAATGAATCTTTCGGTTTATCTTCATTAAATGAAATTTTCTTTACGACATTTTCAATTAATGTTTTATTTTTAAGATAAACTTGCTTTGCTTCCAATGCTAATGGCGAATCACCTTTATATTGAGGGCGGATTGAATCAGATTCGTTATCATCATTTTTCATTCCTTTAGCACCTAATCTATCTTTACCGAAGTTATCATCTTGAGTATTACGAGTAGTTGATTTTTCTTCTGGGCGACCCATTTTTAAGTCATCTCCATACCCTACAGGAACGTTTTCTGGTTCAGAATACATTCTTCCTTTACCATAAAGTGAAGCTAAATCGTGTGGAGTACCATATGAGCGACCTGTTACTTTAGGATCATTACCTTCTTCAGCAATTTGGTTGTAACGGAAAGCACGTTTCTGGTCTTCGGCTAACAAATCTCTATATTCGTCAAACTCATCTTGGCTAAAGTTGAAGATGTTATCATAAATCCAGTCAGTAGGTAACAATTTAGTTTCCATAATCTTTTGAGCTAAATCAACCTTTTGAGTTAATAAAGCAATTTTTTCTTGATCATAGATAATTGAAGGACCTGTTAAATCTAACTCGAAATTGGTCAATTCTTCACCTGTGTATCCTTGCGAGTATAAGTGTACTAATGCGATTTTATATAATTCAGACAACACAATTCGTTGAATACGATCAATTGTGCGAGCAAAACGGATATCTTCAGCAGCTAATGTTGCTTTACCTGTCAAATCTTTTTCGTAACCCATAAATGCTTTAGGCACTTTAAGGGCAGCGAATAATTTATCACGTAAGTAAGTTACGTCTTGAATACCATCGTATTGTAAACCTGGGGTGGTTTCGATTTTAGTTGATGTATCATTCCCACGAATTGGAATGTAAAAATCTTCTAATAAGTTTTGTTGGTTATATTTTAAATTATACTCACCAGTTTGACTATCCATTAATGGAGTACGTTTCATTGTAGAAATTGTCTTCTGCATGAAATTTTCTACCTCGTTTGGGGGAATAGAACCAACATTAATATAAAAAATACGACGGTCTGGGCTACGGGAAATTCTATGAATTAACATAGCATCTTCCATTAAAGCATATTGTTTAAAAATACGACGAGCGGGTTCTAGATATGAACGACCATAAGGGAGATAATTAACATCAGTTAATAATCTAAAATGAGCCATTTCATAATTATCAAAATAAATGCCATTTTCTTTATCCCTATCAAAAGTATTAGGAACACCATAATAACCAGAACCACCAGCATAAATACCTTCTGGAGAGTATCTAAATCTTACAGCATTTGGATGTTCTCTATCGTAGTTTTCTTGTCTTTCAATATGGAAAGCAGTATAAGGAATTACATTATAAACACCAAATTTTTCAGCAATTTCCATTTTTAAGAAAAAGTCTCCGTACTTACACATTTGGCGAATCCAAGACCAAAGATTAAATTCAATGTTTAAAACATCATAAAACAAATTATAAAGGATTTGTTGTACATCTTCATTATTAGATTTAATGTGAAGTACCTCTCCCATATCATTCTTTAAGGTACTTTCATCAGAAATAATATCAAGAGCAGAGGCAATAATAGCATCATAATCCATGTTATCATAGTCTGAATAAACCATTGTTCTCATATATTGCCAGTTAATATTTAACTGGGCTCCCATCAATGAAGTTGATGCTGGAGAATATAAGCGATTATATCTATCCATTAATGAATTAGTGGCTACATCACCTGAACGTTGGATTGAGTCAACATCCATTACTTTTAATTCGTTGCCACCCACATTTCTAATAATAACGTCTGTTGAAAACAGGCGCTGTAATCGGGTGAATAAACTAGTATCTGCCATCTTTTATTTAATTATATATGTATAAATATTATAACAACCATTTAATGTCCTCTTGCCCATGATCTGTTTGAATAGAGTAAGGGTTTTTCATTTGGTTACTATTGTATCCTCCAAGGTAATTAGTTTTACTCATATTACCAAGTGTAGCTCGAGTCATATCGTGAGATTGTTGTTGGAATTTTAGTGAAGTATCTCTTAAAAACATTCCTATACCAAATGACATAACCAAGTCATCGTTGTATCCTGATTGAGCTTCTGGTCTGCCATTTTTCCAAATAAATACTTTCATTTCCTCTAACAAACGTTTTGAACGAATTGTTACAGAACGATCACCAACATATTCTCTAAATTTATTTACAACTAAGGGTCTTGTTCTTAAAGACATTGTAAATCCAGGAGTCATATCTGAATTACCTTCAAATACTTTAAGATAAGAATCTGCTGTTAATTGATCTGATTTGGGAGAATGATATAAATTTCTATATCCTCTTTCAATGATAGCATCTAATGTTGCCCAACCGATTGAGGCATTTTCGACTACCAACATTGCATTATTATATTCGGAAGCTAAACCGACTAAGAAATAACCATATTCTTTAGGTGGAAGCTGTCCTCGATACTCAGCAACTTGTGTATTAGTTGCTATATCAATTACATGACAAGCGGAAGAGTCTTTACCATCACCTCTGGCTACGTCAGCTACTATCATATACTCGCGTGTATAATCTGCTGGTTCCCATACCCATAAATTTTGGTCGGCTCCTCTACGCTCGATTGGTTCTTTTATTGTTGTTTCTTTTATAAATTCTACCCATTCAGAATAAAATACAACATCACCTGAGGTGCTAAAGTCGCAATCACATTCTTGTGCTGCTAATCTAGGATCACCCAGTAATTCATCTTGTCTTTTTCTCCAATTTTCATCTCGCTCAGGGTGAACATACCAAGGTAATTTAATTGGTAAAAAGTCGTTTTCAGCACTTTCAGCTGAAACCCAAGTTTTATGGAACCAGTTACCTGTACCATAAGGAGTAGATAACACAATAGCACCACCACCAGTAGCAAGTGTTTGTTGAGCTGAGGCCCAAATCTCACCAATTTGCTCAATGAACGCTGCCTCATCCACTAACAACAAAGATACTGCTTCTGAACGACCTGCATCACTTGATGCTGAGGTGGCTTTAATTTGAGATCCATTACCTAATCGTAATGATAACTTGTTATTTTCCTCAGCATTTATCTTTAACCAAGAAGGTAAGTTATCGAACATAAACTTAACCTTTGTAACCATGTTACGAGCGGTTTCCTGTTTAGTTGCAATACAAAGTACGTTTTTATCCTTATGGAATAACATTAACCATAATGAATAACCTGCGGCTAATGTTGAGATACCTAACTGACGAGACTTTAATACAATTGAGTATGGGTTATCTCTAAATAAACGTAATGTTTTTTCTTGGAAGGGGTATAAATTGAATAATACTCTACCACGTTGCGGATGTTGGATATGGCAGTATTTTTTCATAAAGTGAGCCGGATCTTGGGCACACTTTAAATATTCTTCACGGATTATTTGTCTTAAATCTGGTTGTTGACTCATTTTCCTAGTTTCCAATACATACGACCTATAACCAT